TTCCCCGGCCATTGCAATTATTTCTAGGATTGATGATATGTGCAACCAAATAACACCCCCATGGGGGTAAGCCAAAAACCGACATCGGCCAAGAGCGGCAATTCCCGCAAAGGCACCCCTCGCTACGTTCAACTTAAACAGCCCAAAGACATTATGGCCTATGTACAGAAGCTCATTAATGAACTTAGAAAAGATAGCAGCGACACGGCCGAGCTTGGGAAAGTCTCCCAGCTACTAAATACGTGGCTCATGGCTTACAAGGCCCACATGGATGCGAACGATTTTAAGAAGCTTCGGGCTGAGTTAGATGAATTCAAAGAGAAGATGGCAGAACGATGAGCATCTATTCTCTGCAGAAAGCATTCAAGCAGATCAAACGAGCCTCTGCAACACCTCAAGTCATAGCAACGTTGCCTGATAGAAAGGTTGAGATAGAGCCATCGGAACTATTATCATACTTCTTGGAGGCCATTAAGCAGGGCGACATCCCGAAGGACCATAAGCTCTATCCCGTATTCAGAGATGCCGAAGAAGACAAAGATCAGGGCCAAATCTTCTCTTGCCTCCGGAAGCTTGCCCAGGGCATCGAGCCCTCGATAGAAGAGGGTGATCTCTTCCTCCCGAGAGGCAAACAGGCCCAGAGCATCCTGGAGAGCAACGATAGGCTCAATCTGTGGTACGGGTCCATCAGAAGCTCAAAAACCATCATGAGCCTCATCAAGTGGCTCGATAGATGCTGCAACGGCCCGCCTGGCCGAAGGATGATGGTGGGAAACACTTCTGAGACTCTGGAGCTGAACTGCATCGAGCCACTCAAAGATCTTCTTCCTGCCGCGATAAGTCATACGACAGGCTGGAGGCATTGCATTATCTTTGGCCGCAAGGTAGTGCTCAGGGGAGCAAACGACGTTGGTCAGGAGAAGAAATTCAGGGGTCCGACGCTCATAGACGCCTATGGGGACGAAGTCACCACCTGGGCAAAGAGCGTCTTTAAGATGCTGCTCACCAGACTATCAAGGCCCGGATCTTGGTTCGGGGGCACCACAAATCCTGATCAGCCCCTCCACTGGTTGAATACTGATTATATCGAGCGAGTTAACGAGCTCCGGCTCAAACTCTGGCATTTCGTTCTCGACGATAATCCAGGGCTTCCAGAGGAATACAAGGCGGATCTCATTAGGGAGAATCCTCCGGGCACTATCTACTATCTCAGGTTCATCCTGGGACTATGGGTGGCGGCGGAAGGCAGAGTTTACAGTTTCTTTAGCACCGATCCCAAAGATGATTACGTCGTCAATGAGGCTCCGGATGACCTCGTTACTTGGATGGTCTCGATAGACTATGGCCAGGTCCATCCTACTTGTATGGGGCTGTGGGGATACTCTCTGTCTAAGAAATGTTGGTATCTGGTGAAAGAGCTTTTCACGAACGATAAACCTAACTCGGTGTTCTCTGAGGAGTTTGGCAGGGAGATGCTGAAGTACAAGGGCACAGACATTCTGCCGCTTTCGGTGGAAGTTGATCCCGGCGGCGGTGGCCTCAGCCTGATCAAACAGCTTCGGCAGGACTTTCCTAGGCTGAATATCCGATCAGCCCGGAAAGAGGACGTCCTAAAAGAGATCCAGGATTTTGCGACTGCTCTCTATTCCAGGTCTATCAGGTTTTGTGCTGGATGCAAGCGTTCTATCCTGGAGCATGCGGGTTATGTATGGAGCGAGAAGGGCGGCCTGCCAAAAGAGGAACCCATGAAACAGAATGATGATAGCTGCGACATGGCACGATATTTCTGGAACGCGGCGGTAAGATTACAATGACGATATGCATTTTCTGCAGCAAGGAGATCTCTCCAAAAGAGTATCCCATCCCTGTCGCCCAAATCCATTTCCAGCCCGTGCTCGTGGCTGGCCGAGGCTCGGGAGATGACATCCTGCAGGGCAAATACTCTTGTCAAGCCTGTCACGGAAAGATCCTGCAGAACGCGGCCAAGGCAGCAGCAGACGATGGGAAGAAGATGGTGGAGGCCGGGAATGCTCACTGATCTCAGTTTCGTTGCATCAAGCAATGTTTGGCCGCCGGAAGACGCCGACGAGAAGGCCAGGCTGGCGGACCACAAAGCCAACCGGCTGCTCTATTCTGGCGATCATGAGGCCGTTTTTCCGAAGTTATCAGCTTATCTTAAGGACAAAATCGAGGATGACAAGAAGGTAGCTATACTCATAGGCTTGGCCAAGACGGCCACCAAAGAGTATCTCAATTTCCTGATCGGCGAAGCACCAGAGATTGATGCTCCGGTTGTATTCGAGACTCCTGATTATGAGGTCCTCACCGACGCGTCAAGAGCGGGGATAGGGCTTTTCGAAGTAACCCAAGACGGTATAGTAGCCCAGAGTCCCGAGAACTGCTATATGGTAGTCTCGCCCGGCAACGTTCGCAGGATCCAAGCATATGTATTTTTCCAAGAGTTCGAAGTCGAAGTTGAGAAGAAGAAAATTGCGTATGTAAAGTTCACTATTCACCAAGCCGGCTCCATCCAGCATCTTGTCTACGAGCTGAAGGATGGGAAGCTGGGCGACCCCAAAGCGCTCCAGGACTTTCCACAGTTCGAAGGCCTGCAGGTGGATGGACAGGGCAAGCAGTTCACGGGCATTAGTGAGTTGCTGGTGGTCCGGGTGGACAACGTCCTCACCACGGACCGCTACTATGGGCAGTCTGACTATTCCAAAGAAGCCAAATCCAAGCTGGAAGCTCTCGACTTGGCTTATTCCCGGAGAGCCGAAGTCCTTGCCAAGTTCTCCAGGCCCAAGCCGATGGCTCCGTCCAGTGCGTTCACATTCGATCATGCTTATCAAAAGTATATCTGGAAGTCTGAAGAGGCTATCATAGTCGAAAAGGACGAACCTGCCGCCCAATACCTTACCTGGCAGGCCCAGCTGGAAGACGTGCAGAGGGAGATCGACGGGCTTTACAAGCAGCTGCTCAAAGATTTTGCTCTGACGGACGATGATGAGCTGAACAAGGCCGAAAGCGGAACGGCCATCCGGCTTAAGCAGTCTGAGACACTCGCTAAGGTCCGGTGGCTTGCTTCTAACTATACTAAGGCACTCGCTGCAGTGTTGAGCCTGAAATCCAAGCTCGATGCGGCTCTTGGGGTTGGGCAGGTAGCATTTGAGCCCGACGTCGTCCAAGTCCATCTTCAGGACGGCATACCTGACGACCCCCGTGAGACGACTCAGACTTGCGCTCTGGCCGTCGCCGGTGGTTTCATGTCTGTAGAAAAAGCGGTCTCGGTCTGCCAGGGGCTTGCTCTCGATAGCCCCGAGCTGGCCGAAGAGGTAGCACGGATCCGTGCTAGGCCCGAACCTGATCTAAATGCCTGAAGAGATCGTAATCATAGGCGACCGGTGGGCCCGGAAGATCGAGAAGGGTTTCCTCCAGTGGATCGAGGACAACGAGGACAAAAAGCCCGATGAATGGGGCAAATTCAATCTCAAGCCATTCATCCAGGGGGCTTTTGAGGAAGCGACCGGGGTCGCAGAATCTCAATTCTCTGACATGGGAATTGGGATGAAGTTCAACCTTCGAAGCCCTCTGGCTGAGAACTGGATCCGGCTTCGTGCCGCCCAGGATATCCAGTACATAGATGCCACGAGCAAGAAAGCCATCCGCCAGATCATCCTCCGGGGCTTCGAAGAAGGGATTACTCATCAGAAACAGGCTCTGCTCATCCGGCAGTACATTGGCCTCGATCCCAGGCGGGCTGCTGCACTGGAGAACTATGAGAAAGCGCTCATCGAGTCCGGGGCGTCTCCCCAGGCGATCGAGAAAGCCGTCCTGAAATACCGAAAGAAGCTGATCGCTGACCGTGCCGAAGTAATAGCTCTCACAGAAGGTCACATGGCCTCTAATGAGGGCTACAGGCAGGCCAACGAGGAAGCTGTCCGGCGGGGGATCATAGATCCTAACGAATATGAGCGCTACTGGATGGTGACCCGCGACAAGAGGCTGTGCCCCCTCTGCGAGGCTCGGGCGGGGGACACTGCTCCTATTGGCGGGCAGTTCTCGAAGGGCGGGAACGGGC